TATATGAATCAATTATACCGTGACCACCTCAAATAGTCAAGTTTGTAAAAATTTCTTACATATTCTTCATCTTCAACGGTTTTTTCATGTTTTTTATAGTCAGAATCCATGTAATCTAGAGTGAGTTTTTGCCCTAATTCGTTATATATGTGATTTGAACTTAATTTTTTTATATTGAACTTTATTTCTAGTATGGAACTCAACCAATTAGAAAAGTTATCATTAAATCCATCCTCAAAATACCAAACATGAGTCTTATCTGAAATATAATCAACTTGAGGTCTAAACCATCCCTTTGGATGACAATTATAAGATTTTAAAGATATGTATCTCTCTAAAGGATCTCTCACAATAGAAATATGAGGAATGTTTTCCACATCTAAATGTTTTTCATATAATTCTCTATGTAAATGCGTAGTCTCTACACCATCAATTGTTTTCCATATCTTTTGCTCAGGCTCAAATCCATTTTGTTTTATATTTTCTTGCAAAAACCTACCAGCAGTTCTAGGAACATGAATAAAGAAAAATCTTTTTCTAGTCTCCTTGTGTTGATATGTGGGCATTAAGGTCTACTATACCAAAAAGATAAGACAAATCTCTCTACCCTCTCTACCTTACTAACGTAATGAAGATGTTGTGAATTTGAAAATATTATAAGTTTTCCTTTTTCTGGTTTAACTTCAATATCCTCAAACATGGTAGAACCACCATCAAAATCGTCATTTAAATACAACATTGCTGCAAATACATCTGGTTTATGAACATTATTATCGTCAACGTGAGGTTTCATGAAACATCCAACAGGCCATCTCACGACTCCAACATAATCTAATACGATTTCATCATCAAATGTTTTACAACGATTAGTTACACTATTAATGACACCATGAAACAATTCATCAGTTGTTGAATTCATATCAACAGGATCTACGTTCCCACCAAGATACCTAGCACCATAATTTTTATCGAATGGATGATTGGGAATATATGTTAGAGTTTCATTGGGATCTGAATGTGTGACGGCATCCAAAGAACGATCTTCTTTTTTGATATCAAAAAGGTCAATGAATGGTTGACATTGACTAGGAGAAATAAAATTCTCCTCAATATAAATTAATTTCTTCAAATTGTTATGGTGTTTCTCTTAGGTCGATAGTTTGGATCATTATAGTTTGGAGTATCAGGTGCAGTCTCTGGATTAAAGTTTGGATCAGGATAATCTTTCCAACTCTCACCTTGATACTCAACATATAATGGGTTCACATCTTTTCTTGCTGCATATACATGATAAAAACAATTTACAGGCATGCCACCTTGTGCTTGTAGGTAAATAAATTCATCATCCCATCTCTTCACAATTATGTCTTGATGTGATCCTATTGGTTGTAACTGAACTGATATACTCTCAACATCTACAAGATCTTTCCAATAATCAGGTAGTTTTATTATCTTTTCATTTCTTACTCTACCTCTATGATATACACCAACCTCTGGGCCCTCAATACATGCATATCTAAGTCTCCATCCATCTTTACTTGGGTGTTTGATGTCAAATGGTTTTGGTTTTGAATCAGCACTTGCAAATCTAGAAGCAAGTCTACCTTTGTTTCCAGAGTCTGTTGAACCACTTACATAGAGATCTCCTATAATATGAACTGTGTTTGCACCTGAACCACCACTTACATAAAGAGCATTACTAGTTCCACCATCCCCTATAATATCAACGTTACCTCTAGTCTCTATGGCATTAGGTGTTCCTTTAGTATCTTCCCTACCAACCATCAAAGTTGCTGCAGCAGATGAAAATGCATCTGGTTTTCCAATCTGAGTATTACCTTGAATATATGCAGAGTGGTCAATCTTCTCCTCCCCTATTCCTAATGCTTTAGGAACCACTTTTTTAGCAGCAACTATAAGTTGCCCACCGTATGCGAATATTTCGTCGAATGCAAATGCCATATTAGATACTCCTTGAGTCTGTTTCTGCTGGTTCTGGTAGTTTATCTTTCGTCAATGCACGAGAGACTCCCTCAATTAAAGGTGATAACATTTGTAACCCAAGACTTCCTCTTAATGCCAACAAACCTGATGTCATAACCTTTAAAGATTGCTTTCCATCTATTGTAACATTTTTTGAGTCAAGTTTCAAGGTCTCATTTGCGTTTGCCCAAATTACACCTTGTGGAGAGTTACCATTTGCAATAAGTTCAATATCAAGAGCTTCTAATTTGATCTTACCCTTAGTTGCTTTAAGATGTATGTCACCATTCTTTGAAAGAATCATGACTCCTATTTGCTCCTGAGTTAAATCCTCACCACTTTCAATAAAAGTTGAACCTGGTGAATTTAATAAAGTATAACCAGTTCTTGGGCCATCTTCATCAAACGACATAAAATGTCTACCATCAAGTGCTTGAATGTGAACACTCGAAGTGACATCACCCTTTGGGCTTATTTTACCAAAGGTAATCACACCATTCATGGCACTGATGCATTGGTTCCAAAAATTCTTTTTCTCAGACATTAGTATCCTCCGTATCCACCACCGCCACCACCGCTAGGTGTGCTAGGTGTGGATGGTGCTGGTGTTGATGGTGTTGATGGTGCTGGTGTTGATGGGGTTGTGTAACCACCTCCACTTGCAGGTGTTGTGCTTGGTGTACTGGTCGCTGGTGTTGTTGATGGAGCACTCGTTGGTGTGGTGGAGTAACTTCCTCTTGATGGAGAACTTATGGCCTCCACAGTATCCTCTCTTGTTTCAGTTTCAGTTACTGGTTCTTCTGCTTCCACATCACCTGTAGTAACTGGTCTAACTGTATCAAGTCTCTTTTGAACACTGGCAAGTTGAGTATCATAAACCACAATATTAGTTCCAGATGTTTGTGCGGATGTTCCTGCATATCTGATTCCATTTACATAGTATACATTTCCATAGTAAGGTTTACCATCAACATAACCGTTAATATTTAACCCAACTAAATCATACACCTGAACAACATCTGTGAGAACTGGTTCAACTGGTTGTGGGTCACGAATAATATCAAAATTAGGAACAAAAGTAGCATTAATTCCTGTCTCTGTATTCATTCTAATTTGTGGTAGTTCTGTAAATCTACCTCCCTTATCAACAGATACTGATTTTATCTTCCCGAAAGGATCACAATTATAAGAAAGAACACTACCATTACTTGGTATGATTTCTATCTTGTCAACACCACAATTATGATTAAAACCAGGATTTGTAACAGTCACACCCGTGAGTTCTAAAACAGCAGGATATTGAGGAACTGTTTGTGGTGGTGGAAGATAACCTTGACCACTATCTTTAATAATTACTTGAACAACAACACCAGTTAAATTACCAGTTCCTAAGATTGTCTGAAGAACAGCACCACTACCATTATTACATGGATCAATCACTTGAACTTGTGGTGGTATTTTGTATCCAAAACCACCATTAACTAAATCAACAGCGATTAAATTACCACTACCATCAACAACTGGATTTGCCTCTGCACCGATTCCACCACCTCCAAAAAATTTAAGTTTTGGTGGGCCACAAGGTTGATCTCCAGTTAAACAAGGATCTGATCTCAGTAGATTTTTGGGAGTTAATCCGTTGACTTCATTAATTGTCAAAAATCTAACCTTTTCATCACCATCAATAAAAATAAATTCTGTATCTGGATTTAATTTTGCATACTCGTTTGCATCAGCAATTGAGACACCTTTAACATATCCAGCAGTTTCACTGATGTATCCTAGTTTAATATTATCGAATGAAGTTTGTGTTACTGGCATTATTCTAAACTCTCTTTGATTGTATCAAATATAATGGAGTGAGGTGTTGTTGTGTGTGCTATACCAACCATTTTAACTACTGATCCATCTTCTCTTCTATGAATATGGAAGTCACCATAATATGGTTTCCCATTTACATACCCAACTAAATTAGTTAAATCTTTAGTTCTAAATTGTGGTTTAGCAAATACTTTCTTAATTTTAACACCTTCTTTACTAGAACTCAACTTTTCAACACTAGTTCCATAAGATTTTCTCTCTTTAACAGAATTTGAAGAATTTTTTGCAGACTCTGCGATAGATGAAGTGCTAGGATTACCAGATGATCCACCACCATTTTGCATTGTAAAGGTATCATTTGGAGAACACTCAGGATCAGGATCACAATCAAATATCTTAGTGATTGAATTTACAAATCCTAGTGCAGATGCAATATCAAAATTCATACCACCCAATGCACCTAATCCTAAACCACTAGGTATTGATCCACCAAGAGCAGCACCCTTGCCAGCAATGGCATTTAAAATTCTTGGATTAGTCGCTGCTAAAATACCAGCAGCTGTAATTAAATTAGGAATATTACCAGATCTTATTGCTCCAAAAGCAAGACCAATTCCACTCAAAAGATTCTCATCAACATTCAATAAATTTGAGGTCAGCATTAATCCTTCTGCTATACCATCTGGATTTGATTTATCATCAATTAATGATAGAGCATCCGCGATCAACTGTTGATTATCTGGTGTGTTTTGACCAGCAGAATCAATCAATGAAAGTAATCCACTACCCCAAGTGCCATCTGACCAATAACGATTAGCACCTCCAACAGTATTAGGATTTAATCCTGCTCTATCTGCCACAGTTTGAGTTATACTTAAAACTAAAGCACCAGAAGATAAAGATGATAAAACATTGTTTTCACTTATCGCATTATCAATCACTCCCCTGTTTTCTGATCCAGACTCAGTAGATGTTCCTCCTAAAGAGTTTGATATTTCATCAACCACAGGCCCAATCGCACTATCAAATCCTGACATAATTGTATTAATATTTCCACCTAATATTTCACCAATAATTTCTTCAGTTTCACAGAGTGGTGTAGGTCTATAAAATCCATCAGGAGTTGGAGGTGGAACATCACCAGAACCAGGTGTATCTAATATAGGAACACTAGGTATCACTGCTGATGTGCTTACACCAACAACTCCCGCTTCAGATGTTGCTGCATTAGAAGCTGCTTCCTCTGCTTTATTTTTCTTTCTATTAAAAGCCTTTTTTAACGCAGCAGCAATCAATCCTGCAAGTGCAAGACCTGCCATGCCATTAAACATGCATGCGATTTTTTCTAATCCCTCTACTTTTTTATTCAACAACTCTAATGAGTGAGAAGGTGGTGCTAAATTTTCTAATGGTGCAAGTTTTTCATTAAACTCCTTAGTCACAAATTGTTGAAGTTTATTCATCGTGCCTTTCATATATTTCGCCATCTCTTCAGACGCTTTTTCTATAGCTTCATCTATGTCTTTATTGTTCTGCACGATTGGTAAACTAGAGGCAAGATCAGCTTCTGTCAGAGAGTTTTGAAATGCTTCTATTTGAGATGTCAATTGTGCTATAACAGTCTGCATATTTTTAGTATCAGACTGAGTATCTGGATTAGGGCATGCTAATGCATGTTCCTCATCTAAAACAGTATTATATTTTCTATCAGCAGTCGTATCTAAATTATTTGCATCTGATGCTTCTTTTGTTACATTTTCTTTTGATGGTGAAGAGTATGCTTCATTCCCTGCTTGCTTTGGTGCAAGATCTGCATCTTTAAGTTTCTTTTGTTCGTTAGGTTCTGGATCTAACATTTGGGCGAAGAAACTTACTGGAGTAAAGTTCTTTCCTCCACTACCCTCGGTTCCCATTTTTCTCTCAAGTTTAGTCTTAGCATTGTTACCAAGACAACCCATAATAATAGGTGTCTGTTGATCTTTTCCATCAAGAAAAAAACCAAACACAAAA